ACAACTTCGGTTCCATCTTTTTCTTTCTTCTTTGAAAGATAAATGATTGTCGAAGATGCATACTGTAATCCAGATCCTCCACTCATTTGTTTTCCACTATAAATGCTCATACTTTCATATGTGTGATTCGTCACGATCATTGGAATATTTGCCTGACCAAGTTTAAGAGTCAGCATTCGGAAAGCACCTTTAATCAGTTGCGCTTTGGTCATATCTCTCGAATCTTTTTCGGCAAGAGCATCTCCAATTTCCTTATTTGTTGAAAGCATCCCTAAAGAGTCTAGTACAAACATACAAGGTTTGCGTTCATCTTGCTCTTTTTTCAAATACATATCAACTGCTTTAAGTGCCTTACTGCGAAATTCTTCTACAGTAACAACATTTATAACAACAGTTCTGGTTATGTCAATTCCTCTGGATACTAGGAGTGATTTATTGACGGCAGATTCAGTATCAAAATAGAGGCAATAACCATCGGGATTATTATCGAGAAAATTCTTAACAACGGCGAGACTGAAGAAAGTTTTTCCAGTAGAAGACTCTCCAGCAATAGCAGTAATCTTATTGCCAGAAACACCACCAAATATGCTACCTGAAACCAATGCATTAAAAATGTAAGAACCCGTATCAACATAAGTTTCAGTTTCATCAATATTTGATGCTAGTTGTGCATATTCACCTCCAACCTCTTTTACAATATCATCTAGAAAACTTAATTCAGATTTTACTTTTTTCTCATTATTTGCTTTTTTATTAATTGCCATTTTTTATACTCACATAAAGAACGATTCTAATGTTGTTGTCTTTTCGGTTTTCCAACCAATAATCTCCACTAAACTTTTAAGTGGTTCTAGAAATGATTTCTCAAATTGTAAGTCGTAATCAACATATTTGTCAAGACCTAATTCCTTTGGAAATTTTTGAATAAAAGAAATCACATTCTCATTGATTGTATTTGGTTTTTTGAGGTAGATATATTTAATTTTTTCACCATTATTAATTAAAGAATACTTTGTGGTCAACTTCTTTTTTTTAATGTAATGATTGTATAAAAGAGATCCTCTTACATGAATTGGAGTCCCTTTTGTAAAGATGTTTTCTTTTGAATAGAACTTGCTAATGTCACTAATTCCTCTTGGAAATGCAATTTGCTCTGGTGAAAGATTATAAAATTCTTCTCTAATTTTACTTACATAATCAATGAGTTCATCTTGCTCACCATTCATGATAATTTTGATGGCGTTCTTAATTTCATTTCTACAATAAGAAGGAGTGGATGTTTTAACTGCCTCAATTCCAGACATCTTAATTTTAGGTTCGGCATATCTTACACCTTCATTATCCCAGACATTCAGAATATAATTCTTTTTCTTTCTCCAAAGAGCAGAAGAACAAATCTTTTCTCTCTTCATGTGAAGACAGTTTTGATATGAATTTGTAATCTGACATAATTTATCAAAAGATTTATCAATAAATTCCTGCATTACACCATCACAAATTTCTGTCAAAAAATTTATGATTTCTAATTCTGTAGGTTTCTTATCTTTAAATATCTTATTCACGATTGGTTCAAAATTTAAGAAGCAGGAATCAGTATCCATGGCAAGCACCAAATCAACATCCTCGGTTCCAGAAATTTTATTCAAATAAGAATTCAAATCTCTCTCAATCCATTTAATTACAGATTGACCTGAATATGTAATCGCTTCGGCATTTCGAATATCATAAAAACGAAAATATTGATTTCCAAGAGAACCAAAGGCAGAGTTAAGACAAATCTTTAATGCCTGTTGATAATTCTTATAAGTTGAAATCTCTTCTTCCAATTTTATAGATGGAGTTTTTTCATATAAAGACTGCGCCTGAAGCATTTTTTTCTTATAAACGCTTCGCTCATTAAACATCTTTTCCATAATTTTTGGAAGAAATCCCTGAACTTTTTTGCTATACATTGATCCATTGGAACAAATTGTATAATCAGAGTGTTCTGGTTTAACCTGAAATTTATTTTTTATGATTGAATTAATTGAAACATAATCATTTTTTTCTTCAATTAAAGTTTCTGGACTAATGTTATATGTCCGAATTAAAGACGGATACAGGGAAGCAAGGTCAAAACTACAGACATATTTAAACTTTCCGATTTGAGGTTCTTTGACATGAGCACCCTTGAACTTTTGAGTTTTTTCTTCGGATCCTTTTTTGGAAGGAATTACGATTTTATCTTTAATCAGATAATTATAGATGATCCCATCCCACATTCTACCTTGATAATAGACATCCTGTGGATTTACCTTTGCCTGATATGCAAGAGTAAATGCCAATTGAATGAGACTTAGTTTCTTCTCAAATCGACTAATTAGATTACAGTCCTGAACATTATACTTCACAAAAAGAGTAAAATCTTTGGTATAAAAATCCTTAAATGTTTCAAACTCGTCATGTTCTAGTTTTCTTTCATTCAATACTTCTTCTGCAACTGTATCAAGACGATTATTTTCTGTATTAATATACGCAAACTTTTTGAAAAGTTCAAGATAATCTAAAGTGGTAATACCAAAAAGATCATAATCAAAAACAACTTTATCCTTTACAGTATATTCTCTACATGTAATTTTTTTCCAAATAGAAAGTCTCTTGGTTTCAGATTCACCAAAGTTCTTTTCAATTCTATTAATGATATATGGAATATCGAATCCGCCAATATTCCATCCTGTTAGAACATCAGGATATGCATTTTCCCAGAATGTAAGGAATTTCTGTAGGAGAACTCGTTCGTTTTCACATTCATAATAAATGTGATTATCAAGTTTTTCGGTGAAAGGTCTACTACCCCAGGTGTAAGTGATCTGTTTGCTATAATCCTGAATTGTAATTAGAAGAATTTCCTCACTTGCTTCTTGAGCATCAATAACACCCTGTTCTGCAGTAGTTTCAATATCTAGAACATACAAACGAATCTGAGAAATATCATAATCTATTGTATCATTAGGATATAATTCAGAAATATATTGATAAATTGGATTCTCATTACCGTAATATTCAAATCCACTAACATCTTTATATTGATCAATGAACTTACGAGTATCAGAAATTGTTCCTGGATTTATAGGAGAAACATATTGTCCATTAAGAGTCTTATATTCAGTTTTAATTTTTGATGGAACATATAGAGTTGGTTGATATTTAATTTTATCCTTAATCTCTACACCATCATCATATCCTCGATAAAAGATATAATCACCAATGGACTTTACATTTGTATAGAATCTCATTTTGTCAGTTCAAGATATTTTTCAATAATTTCAGGTTTAGGATCAACGCTAGTAAGAACCTTATCAGAATGAATTTTCATCTTTCTCTGATCCGTCATATCAGGCCATGAGGTTAGATTACCCTCGGCATCAATTTTACATGGATTAACTAACATCCAGTCAGGATCTCCAATTTCTTCTGGATAAACTTCAACTACTTCAGTAATAATCACATCATCTACATTAAGTAAAAGACACTTGACTTGCTTCTCCATTTAATTTTTCCTCATACATTTGTTTAATTGTTTCGATTGGTTCCACAACGGTCACAACCCAATCTGGAGAAATTGGAATCTGTTCATCACTTGTAAGAACAATCCAAGGCGATAGTGATACCTCTAGATCTCCTCTTGGAGTTTCATTTTCTTCTGTTAGAAGAAGTGTTTTACGAGTCTCAATTTTATGTGGTTTATTGAATAGATATCCACGAAATTCATCTTCCCCTGTAAACAATTCTTTTACATCAGAAATAATTGTTTCTCCAGATTTTAGCAGTGCTAACTTGATTGTCATTTAAATCATCTCCTCTCTCATAATTTTAGCAAAAAAAGGGGGAGAAGTCAATCTGGATTTTGCCAGATGATTCTCCCTGCGCCAACAATATAGAAGGGGTAGCAATAATATTTATTTTACTCTCTTTTTCTCTTAAAAGCGCACACCTTTTTATTAGGTGCCATGGCGTATTTTACAGTTTTCCCGTAACAATTTTCAGGAGTTGGTAGAGGTGGATTTCCAAAATCTCCAATTTTTTCCTGAATAATTTCCATAAACTGATTAAAGGATATCATATACCTTTTTCTTCTGATGATCTGGAATGACTTTATTTAGTTTGACCGTGAGCAATCCATCAACAAAAGAGACATCACCAACGACTACATCATCAGAAAGAGTCCAGGTACGAGTAAATGCTCTTCGAGCAATTCCATTATGCATATATTCATATTCTGTTGGTGCCTTTTTACACTCAACAAAAAGTTTATTCCATTCCGTAGTTACTTCAATATCTTCTTTTTTATATCCGGCAAGAGCAATTTCTAAAGTAAATTCAGTTGAACTTTCTTTGATTAAATTATAGGGTGGATAATTGGTGGATGATTCGTGGAGGGTTCCAAATCGGTGTAACCATTCATCCATACCAATTGAATTCTTTTCAATATCTTGAAGTAATTTTTCAAGACCATTATTGGCAGTATAATACTTTGTAATTGTTGTATTGAACATTTTAGTTCTCCTTAAAAGCGAGAGTTTGAATGAGACCCAAAAGGCGTCTTCAATATTATATATCATTTTACATTAAAAAAGGGAGTGTTGAACTCCCTACCTTATCATTCGGTTTTCTCTGCTTCTTTAAGATGTTCTTTCAGAGAATCTTTCCATTGCTTTTCGGTATATCCACAAGCGATAAAAAATCTTCTTACCATTTCTAAAAACTGAACTTCATTTAGATATGGATCATCACATCTAACATCTACATCCTCTTCAGGTAAGATAAACTTGGCATCTGGATTTGTATGCCAAGCAGCATTTTCATTACTATGATTATAACGAAATTGAAAACTTCCAGAAGGCATCACTCAACATTCTCCAATTCTTTCTTTTTAGAACCAATATTATACTTGGTTTCTAGAATCCATTCACCTTTATCCTTATATGAAAGAACTTTAATTTGATTCAATGGTGCAATTTCTTGAATTTTACTAGCATCCACAATCTCAATCAAACCCCAATCTGCAAGAAGTTGGGCAATACGATTTCGGCGTTGAACATCATTGACCGTTAGATTCGCATGTTTTCCGTCTAGTGCAAAAAGTTCTTTGAAACTCACGATATAGTACTTACCCTGTTTATGTAAAATATGGCAAGATTGATATAATTTCTTTTCTTTTCGAGATGCCACACCAATACGAGTCAGAGTCTCACGAACCTTCAGAAAGTCATCTGGTTCATTTAGAATGACCTCAATCATCATATTAGGCGTCCATCTTACCTCAGGTTCCTTAACGACGCTCATTTTGTTCCTCCTGTTTCAAATTTCGCTTTTATAAAATTAAGTTGGTCTTTGGTTAAAATCTTCAATGCCTCCATTGCCTTTTCATTACTATAATCATAGTATTTCTTGACATATTCGAGGTTTTCAATTTTATCCTTGTGGATCCAGGGAGTATAACGCTTCCTTTTCCTCAGACTATTTATAAAAAAGTCATATTGCATCTTCTTTGGAAGAAATGAATTTTGATTCATTTCATTCACAAACATAATTGTATCAATATTACCCGATAGGCATTTATTGATAATATAAGGTGTATATTCTTTTTCCAATGATGGATCGTCATCAATTAGATTGTTCTTTGTTTGATTGATCGAGTTTAACCAGTCTTTAAGTTCCATATTATCGAATAATATCAATGTCAGAATTAATTGACCATAATTCTAATTCATTTCTGAGTTTGTCTTCAGATTTAAGTTTTTCAAATCTTTTGGATGCCTTCTTCTTCCACCACTCAATAACTTCAGAAGGTTCATACCCAAATTGTGAAATGTAATACCTTTTCTTTTCGGTTAGAGTTTTTGCCTTATGAATACATTGATTGAACTCATTTAACTTTGATTCACTTTTAAGTGAATTTCGAATAATTGAGATCATTTTAGTTTGAATTTTAAGTTTTTTTGATGACTTATCTGCCGAGATCAATCTTTCTCCATCATTAGCATTATCGTTAAACCACCAAAACATTTGACGAAAATAATCATCATGAAATAAAGGCAGAAAATTACTCTCTGTATCTCCTATGTGTCGAATATAAGGTTTAAGTCCATCATACATGGATACACCTTTTGTTGTACCATATAGAGAGGTTGTTTCAAAGTATCGAAGATCAGTTCCGTATTTTGTATCAAATTGTCGTTTGAGTTCGTTAGAAGATGCCAATAATGCAAGAAGTTTACCACCAAGATAATTATACCCAAAAGGTTGTACTGGAACAATATTAAATCCCATTACAAACTCATGATTGATTTTTGATAAAGAGAGAACTTCACCAAAATAATCATTTCTTGGTTTTGAATTGATTGTTGGCGAACCAAATCTAATGACACCAACCACTTTATTTGTAGAATCTTCGGTGACAATCCATTTGATTGTTCTACCAGGAATTGCCTCTTCAATCGGATTCGATGCCGTTGAATTTAATATTTCTGAGTATAATCCCTGATTATACTTTGATTTTGGTTTAGAACTGGTATCTACTTCATGAATTGTGAATGACATATCAATTGGACTTACTGTAAAGTCCGAAAAGATCTCATCTTCAGGCCCAAATAATTTGCTAGTGGAATTCATCATTCGACTATTCTTCACATATCGAATGTAATCATCGATGCGATTAAATTTTGAATAATAATCAATGAATTGATCTGCTGCCCAAATAGCATTCTCTTCAGATAATAACATCACGAAACCAAAAACTTTTTTTCATATTCTAACAGATCTTCTGGAGTTTCTATTACATTTGTATCCAAAGGTACTGATTCCTTCCACCTACCATTTTTTTGAGGGCGAAACCAAAGATCAATTCCTAAATGATTATATTTTCTATTCGTGGGAACATGAATTAAAAAGTCTTGTCCATTATTTTCTGTTAGTGCAGAAAGAGAAAAATTCTCCTTTTGAGTAACCATAACAGTTTTACATGATTCCCAAAAAAGTTCCTCATAGACAGAATATTTGCAAAGATATCTATCTGGATTATCCATGATCATTCTTCCAACAAACTGAGGAGAAAGGCAATGATCATAAACAACTTTTTTACCATTAAGTCTATTATCCAATGCCTCTTTGCTTATCAAACCTGTAAAATTAATAAGTCCACAATCAAATACACTAATATAATAGATTCTAGTAATTGGACGATAATATTCTGGTTTCCCCCAATCTTCAAGATTTGCATTCAGTGATCTAAAAGATGTCTTACAATATGCTTTCCAGTCTTTTTTAATTTTCATAATCAGGTTTGTTGTACTTCAAGTATTCAAAGAATGTAAGTTTCATTTCTTTCTGCGTCATACCACAGTGCTTTGCAGCAGCAGGAAGAGTCATTTTAGCACGAAACAATGCTTCGTTTGCTTCCTTTACATTTTCAGGAGTTGTTTTTACGGGTATTTCTTTTAATGACTTATAATCAATTTTGTATGGATTCATTTAAACTCAACCTCACACATAATTTCAGTCAAACAAGCAAGCAAATTGATTTCTTGATCTGCACAAAAGGATGCCTGATAAAGATATTTGGCAATAATCAAAACCGCAGCAGGAATTGTTTGTGGAGTCAAAACATCATAACATGCATCATAAATCCCACGAAGAACTTTATGTGGATCATTATCAATATTGCTAACCACCCATTTACGAACTTCTGTAAAGTTTTTTTCTTTGAGATGTTTAATCA